GACATGAACCAGGCTATGCCCGTTGGCACCACTGTGGCTCTATTGGAGCGCGGCACAAAGGTGATGTCAGCCATCCACAAGCGCCTCCATTACAGCCAGAGGGTTGAATTTCAGCTATTAGCGCGCGTTTTCAGCGAATTTCTGCCACCGGAGTACCCGTACCTCGTGGGCACAGGGCCGCAGCAGATAAAAGCAGAGGACTTTGATGGTCGAGTTGATGTCTTCCCTGTTAGTGACCCAGACATATTCAGTCAAAGTCAGCGGATTACGATGGCTCAGGAGCTTCTCCAGTTGGTGCAATCCAACCCAGAAGTGCATGGGCCAACCGGGATTTATGAAGCTTACAGGCGTATGTATGCCGCGCTTGGGATTGATAACGTAGAAACCCTATTGCAGCCCCCAGCGCCCCCACCAGAGCCTATGCCGGTCGACGCCGGCCTTGAAAATAGCGGATTCATGCTAGGCCAGCCGGCCCAGGCATTCCCGCAACAAAATCACCAGGCCCATGTAGATGCTCATCGCAACCTGTTTTTGACTGAGCTAGTCAAGACTCAGCCGGCGCTTCAAGGCAATCTCATCAGTCACATGATGCAACACCTTCAATTCATGGCGACAGAGATGGCATCTGAGCAGCTACCTCCAGAACTGCAAGAGCAAATGAATCAACTAGAGGCGGCAGTCGCCTCTGGCGCGCTACCACCGGAAGAGGCGGCGCCCCTCCAGCAAGAAATGATAGATTTGCAAGAGCGTATTTCTGCGCCATTCTTGGCCCAATTGACGCAAGAATTGCTGTTAAGCATAGGCCAAGGGGACTCTGAGGACCCGCTGGTTGCGATACGAGAGAAGGAACTTGAGCTCAGAGAGCAAGAGATTCAAGCGGATCAGGCTCAATTTGAGGCCAAAGAGGCGGCACGGGGACGTGAAAAGCTTTTGGAGGCAGAAATCGCCAAGCAAAGAATTGAGGCCCAACGTGACATCAATGATGACAAGATGGACCTGGCTATTGATCGCTTGCGTCAACAGGCTGATCTCAAACTTTTAGAATTGCAGGCTAAATTCGGAACAATCCAATAGGAGGGCATCATGCCGCTGAAAAAAGGCAAGTCCAAAAAGACCATAAGTGACAACATCAAGACCGAAATGCGGAGCGGCAAGCCTCATAAGCAGGCAGTAGCAATTGCAATGCGAACTGCTAAAGGCATGAAGCAGGGCGGTTTGGTGAAGAGAGTGAAGAAAAAAGTCCGCGGTGGTGGTGCTGCTACCAAGGGTCTTGGTTTTTATGAGATTGAATGATGCGCGATGTAGATCTAGCAGAGCGTCTGAAGGCAGAGATTGAGAACCGCCGACAAATGATCACAGAAACGCTGTTGGGCGGCGGCTTGTCAGACATGGAGCAATATAGGGGTATACAAGGCCAGCTTACGGCCCTGTCTTTTATGGAAGAAATTTTGAGAGAGCATTTCAGGGAGAAATGATGACAGTTGAAAAAGCGTATGTGAGTCCAGATGAGGTGGTTTTAGACCCAACTCGCCTAGACCACTCAGTTTTAGAAAGGATGCCTGATCCAACAGGCTGGAGAATGCTGGTTCTCCCCTATGTGGGCGTACCAAAGTCAAAAGGGGGCATCCATTTGACCAAAACCACCGTTGATCGAGAGGCTTTGGCAACGGTTGTATGTTATGTCGTAAAAATGGGGCCTTTATGCTACAACGACACGGAAAAGTTTGGCGACACCCCTTGGTGTCAGACTAAGCAGTGGGTGTTGATTGGTCGTTACGCTGGAGCCAGATTCAAGCTTGAGGATGGCGCGGAAGTGCGGATTATCAACGATGATGAGGTTATTGGCACAATTACCAACCCTGATGACATAAGGACGATCTTGTAATGATAGAAAACAACGCAGAACAGGCCCCTGTGGAGGCAGAAATCCAGATTGAAATTACTGACGAGGCGCCCGCAGAGGAAAAAGAACTGGAGGATTACTCCAAACGTGTATCGAAGCGCGTCAACAAACTGAACGCCAAAGCCCGCGAGGCAGAGCAACGAGCCGCTCAATATCAGCAGTTAGCGGCCCAGAAAGACCAAGAGCTACAGCACTACCGTTCTATCGCCGCACAATCTCAAGATCAGACTTTGGCTGCGGAAGAAGAGAAAATCAAAGCTCAAGAGCAACAAATATCAGAAATATATCGCCAGGCGGTTCAGTCTGGTGACGCTGATTTGCAAGAAAAAGCAACAACTCTTAAAAACGAAATAGCGATTAAAAAAGAGAAGTTAGCGGTTGCGAAGGCCCAAAGAGATCAGTGGGCGGCCTCCAATCAACAAGGCGCTTCCCAGGCAGTTCCCCCAGAACAACAGCCTGGCAGAGCCCCAGATCATCTCCGAAACTATGAGCAGAATCCTGAAGAGTTACAACCTTTCAAAGCAGATATTGAGCCCACCTCTGAGGCGCTATCTTGGCATCAGAAAAATCCTTGGTATGGAGACGGCGATTCGCAGGAGCACTTAGCCGCGACTCAGTATGCCTATTTCACTCATTACAACCTTGTAAATGAGGGTATTGAGCCTGATAGTGAGGAGTATTACGAAATGCTGGATTCGCGCGTCAAAACGGCTTATCCTAATTTACCAACCGGAGGCGAACCCGCCTCTGATGCCGCGCAAGAAGAGCAGCGACCCGCCGTGCAAAGAGTCGCCTCTGCCTCCCCTGGGAGTCGGCCACAAACACGAGGAAGTAAAGATGGCGTAAAGTTCTCCAATTCGGAGCTTGATCGTGTACGCGGACTAAAGCCACACAACATGGACGATGAGCAATGGCTCAAGGCCGTGGCTAAAGAGAAGCAGAAAATACAACAGAGAGGGTTACGATAATGGCAGAACAGAAGCGATCTTCGCGTGAAAGCAGAGCGCACGATAAACAGGCTCGCAGGCAATCATGGCGCCCAGTGCGTAAGCTTGAGACTCCTCCACCCCCACCTGGGTTTGTTTATAGGTGGATTCGGGAGAGTATGTTAGGCCAGGAAGATCGGGCAAATGTGTCCCGTAGACTCCGTGAAGGATGGGAATTAGTGCGTGGCACTGACCTCCCGCCTGAATGGGAACTGCCTAGCCTCGATAGCGGTCGGCATGAAGGTGTCATTTACAACGAAGGCTTGCTGTTGGCAAAGATCCCAGAATCAATGGTTGACGAGCGCACCGCTTATTACGCGGAGAAAACGGAAACTGCTGTCGCTGCGTTGGACAATAACGTGTTCAACGAGGCCAGAGCAGACTCCCGCTATGTCAAATATGATCCCAGCCGTAGCAGCCGTGTGACTTTTGGCAAACAATAGGAGACTAAGCTATGGCGAATAAAGACGCCGCTTTCGGTCTAAAGCCTGCCCGTATGATGGGCGGGGCGCCGTACTCCGGAGGCCAATCACGATATCGCATTGCCAGCAACCAATCCGGTGCAATCTTCCAGGGCGACCTAGTGAAGCAATTGACCGGCGGCACTGTATCTCGTGCAGCGGCTTCCTCTACCGTTCCTGTCGTTGGAGTTTTCAACGGCTGTCAGTTTACGGACCCCACCACCAAAGAGCAGGTGTTCTCTAATCATTATCCCGGCTCAATCGTTGCGTCAGACATCATCGCATTCATTATTGATGATCCTAACGTAGTGTTTACTATCCAGGCTGATGACGTTTTCCCAGTTAGTGACCTGTTCGGCAATTTTGATATTGTTGATCAGTCCACTACAGGAGACACCACCTCTGGTCGATCAAACATGGAACTCGATGTGACAACTGGTGCTACAACCACCACCTTGCCACTGAAGGCTATTGATATCAGCCAGGACCCCGACAACGATGATGTAGCAAGTGCCAACACGAATGTCATGTGCGTTATTCAAAACCACATCGCAGGCGTGAAAGGCGCTGGCTTAGCGTAATAGGAGGCTGATTAATGGCTATTTCACGAGCTCAACTAGCAGCTGAATTGGAACCAGGGCTCAATGCGTTATTTGGCATGAGCTATAATACTTTTGACCGCGAGTTCGAGGAGATCTTTGCTATTGAAGACTCTGAGCGCGCGTTTGAAGAAGAAGTTTTGATCACCGGATTCGGTAGCGCTCCGGTCAAAACTGAAGGCGCAGGCGTTGTTTTTGACACCGCCAGCGAGGGCTTCACGGCCCGCTATACGGCAGAAACGGTGAGTTTAGCATTTGCCCTCACCTCTGAAGCTGTAGAAGACAATCTTTACGATAGTCTTGGCCGGCGATACACCAAGGCACTGGCACGAAGCATGGCTAACACCAAAGAGGTGAAGGGTGCTGACGTTCTCAACAACGCTTTTAACTCCAGCTTTGCTGGCGGTGACGGGCAGTCGTTGATTTCGACCGCACACCCCTTGGCTGGTGGTGGCACCTTGGCAAACCGTGCGACCACAATGGCTGACCTCAATGAGACCAGCCTTGAGGACGCTCTGATCGACATCTCTACGTTCACTGACGATCGCGGACTGACCATTTCGGTCCAGGCAACCAAACTGGTTGTACCGCCTCAGTTGGTGTTTGTGGCAGACCGTATCCTGAACTCAACTTTGCGTTCCGGTACGGCTGACAATGATGTCAACGCTATCCGTAACACCGGAGTGCTTCCCCAAGGTTACACCGTAAACCACTATCTGACTGACCCCGATGCGTACTTTATCCTTACGTCTGTGACGGAAGCGGGAGAAGGCTTGAAGATGTTCCAGCGCACTGCGATGGAGACTTCAATGGAGCCTGATTTCGCTACTGATAACATTCGTTATAAGGCGCGCGAGCGTTATTCCTTTGGGTTCTCAGACTGGAGGGGAATTCTC